AACAAGATCAGGTTCGGAGTGGATCGTCGACAGGTCCCTCAGGTACCCGCACAACCGGACCGGGGCTCCGACGGAGCGCCTGGTCGTCGCCGAGACGTTGGGCGACATTCGGATCACCTGCTTCGGCGGGGAGTCGGGGATCGTGCGGATCCTGGACCGGCGGGAAGTGCCGTACAAGGTGGCGTGGGCGCCGCGCCCCACCATCACCCTCCTGGAGACGGGGGTGAAGATCTTCGGCTTCGGCGCCGACTCCCCGAACACGGCCCGCGGGTTCAACGCCGCCGACGCCTGGCTCGACGAGATAATAAAATGGAAGTATTCCTATGAATCGTGGTATGAGGGGATCATGCCATCCCTGCGTGCCGACCTGCCCGAAGGCCACCCGCAGGCGTTCGTCACCACCACCCCGAAGCCCATCAAACTGCTCCAGGAATGGCTGGCCCGCACCGACGGGTCCGTGCACATGATCCGCGGGTCCACGTTCGACAACGCCACCAACCTGAACCGGCACAGTCTCGACGAACTCAGGAAACGCTACGAGGGCACGAAGATCGGCCGCCAGGAACTGTACGGGGAGATGCTGGAGGCCCTGGAGGGCGCCCTGTTCAAGCGGTCCGACCTCAACGCGAACCGGGTGGACCACAAGCCGGAGGTTCTGCACGCCATCGCGGTCGGCGTGGACCCGTCGCTCGTCGGCGACCATGATGAGATGGGTGTCGTGGTGGTCGGGGCCACCAGGGACGGGCACATGTACGTCATGGCCGACACCACGGTCAAGATGGCCGGTAGGGACGCGGCCCTGCACTGCTGGCGGACCATGATCCAGTACAACGCCGGGGTCGTCGTGTACGAGGAGAACCTGGGCAAGAAGTGGATGGCCCAGGTCTTCGAAGACGCGTGGATGGAATTGATCCGCACCGGGGAGGCCCCCGTGGACACCACACCCCCCATGATCGGCGTGGACGCGAAACTGGGCAAGAAGACCCGGGCCGAACCGGTGGCCATGCGGTCCGAGCAGGGCGCCCTGCACATGGTGGGCCACCACGGGAAGCTGGAGGACGAACTGACCCTGTTCACCTCGTGGGACGGCAAGGAGTCCCCGGACCGCTTGGATGCGATGGTACACGCGTGCCGGCACCTGATGGCCAACGAGCGGAACAAGGGGAAGATCGTCGACCCGAACGAGAAGCGGCCGGGGCGCTGGGACGACGGGTTCGGGTTGGGTTACGACTTCTGGCGGTAGGCATTGTGTAAAGTGCCCGGTTTACCGCTATTCTGTATATGTGGTAGACCTCGTGACGCTTGCCAACGCCGCCTTCGCTCTGGTAGTGGTCGGGTGGGGCAACGCCCGGTTCGCCAGGATCTTCGCCCGGGACGAGATCATGGAGCCGTGGCGCAACCTGGTCAAGAAGAAGTACGGCTACAACTCCCTGGCGTCCAAATGGGCCAACTGCGTGTGGTGCCTGGGCTGGTGGACCTCCATCCCGGCGTTCGCCCTGGCCTGGTTCCCGGTCATGGGCCTGCGGATGTGGTGGCTGATCCCCGCCGCCTGGTTCGCCGTGGCGCAGGCCGCCGGATCCCTCAACACCGTCGCGACCGTAGGGAAGTAGCAGCGCATGGGCAGGACCAAGGCTGAGCCGCGCAGCATGATCGCCTCGGCTGCCACCGCGAAGTTCACCGAACCCCTGTGGAACAAGTACTTCAGCACCGACGAGGCATGGCAGACGGAGATCTGGCGCCTGTACGACGTGGTCCCGGAGTTCAGCCGAGGAGCCAACTGGGTCGGTTCCGCCTGTTCCCGGGTGCGGATCTACGTCGCGGAGATCGATGAGGCTGGGGAGGTGCAGCAGGAGGTCCCGAAGAAGTCCCTGTACTCCAAGTACTCGTACCACCTGTTCGGCGGCCCCGCGAGGCAGCAGGAACTGCTGCGCCTCATGGGCCTCGACCTCACCGTGTCCGGTGAGTTCTGGATCCTCGGCATCGACGGTGACGCCGACACCGAGGACAAATGGTACGCGGTGTCGCGCAACGAGCTGCAACGCGCCCAGATGACCATCGCCACCGACACCGAACCCCTCCTCGGGGAACCGCCAGAGGTGTACGAGTTCTTCGACGGGAAGATGCGCCACCAGCTCGTCGAAGGCGAAGACATCATGTACCGGTGCTGGACCCCGCACCCGTACCGCACCTGGAACGCGGACTCCCCGGGCCGCAGCCTCCAGATGGTCCTGGTGGAACTGGAGATCCTCACCCAGTACATCCTGGCCCAGGCCCGCAGCCGCCTCGCCTCGGCCGGCGTGTGGATCTGGCCGTCGGGTACCGACTTCCCCACCGCCGACAACAAGCCGGTGTCCGCGGACTCGCTGATGGACCGGATGCTGCTGGCCGGCGAACAGAACATGAAGAGCTTCGGGTCCGCGTCGCAGGTGCTGCCGATGATCGTGGAAATGCCCGAGAAGGTCTTCGACCGGATCAAGGCACCCATCGTCTTCGGCTCCGAGCTGTCCAAGGAGGCGATGGAGCTGCGCCGGGAACTCCGTGAGCGGCTGGCCGCGGGCATGGACATCGCCCCGGAGATCGTCACCGGCATGGGCGAGGCCACCGGTTGGAATACTTTCTCCATCGAGACCTCCACCGTGGAGACGGTCATCAAGCCGATCATGGCGAGGATCTGCAACGCCGCCACCCAGGTCTATCTGTGGCCGGCATTGAAGGCCGCCGGGAAGCCGTGGAAGAAGTACAAGTTCTGGTTCGACACCGCGGCCCTCACCATCCGCCCCCAGCGCCTCAAAGAGACCATGGAGATGTACGAGCGGGAACTGGTCGGCGCCGAGCAGGTCCTCATCGCGGCCGACCTGCCCCCGTCCGCGGCGATGGGCAACGCGGAGTCGGCCCGGATCCTGGCCCGCAAAATGCTCCTGTCCGACGGCAACCTCCTGGCCATCCCGCAGCTGCGGGAACTGGCGGGGCTGCCCATCGACGACATCGCTCCCGACGGTGTCATGCCGGGCCAGGAGCCCGCGGGCCTCGGCGGCCGGGCCCCGGCGCCACCGCCGCCGGAACGCACCCTGAAGGAGGCCACCGGCCCTTCGGTGCTGCCCCGCGACTCGCAGCGCCCCGGATCCCCGCAGGCCGCCGGTCCTGAACCGGTGGCGGCGTCCGCGGTGCCGGCGAACGAGATGGCCCTGGTCGTGGCTGCCAACGCCGCCGTGTTGCAGGCCCTGGAGAAGGCCGGCAAGGCGCTGCTGCGTGATCCGCGCGGGGCCAGGTTCCGGCAGATCCCGCACAACGAGGTGTATCTGCACCTGTCCCCGAAGAACCGCGACCACGCGCAGGCGCTGCTGGCTTCCGGCTGGACGCACCTGGACGCGATGCTGACGGACATGGGGCGCAAGGACGAGGTCCCGGCGGTCCGGTCGCAGCTGATGGACTACTGCCTGCACCTGATGGTCGGCGAGGACCAGCCCAGGGTCCATGAGCCGCGTGTGATGCGCGGCTGGCTGCGGGAGTTCCTGTGACCCGGCCGATCCCACCCACGGACACCATGACCCCGCCGGAACCGGTGGTCGCGGAGGAGCTGACACCCCTGGAGGCCGCGTTCTACGCCCTGGTCCTGGCCGCCCTGGCGGCGTGGCTGGCTTCGGTGGCGGCGAAGGTGCTGAACCCGTGGCGGCTGTACCGGATGGCCCCGAACCCGACGGCCCTGTGGTCCTTGGTCCCGGAGTGGACCCAGCGGGTGCGGGAACTGGTGGCCTGGTTGAACGGCAATGCGGCACCGGCTGGCTGGGACCGCTGGTTCGACGATCAGCCCGGCGTCGAGGCCCCGGCGTTCCCGTCCACGAACGCCCACATCGCCGCGCACCTGGCCATGGTGGAGAACTACCTGGTCCGGATCCCCGACGAGGTGTTCAACCTGATCGTCGCGGACGTGGTCGACGGGCATAATGACGGGGAGTCCCTGGAGGAGATCGCGGCGAGGATCGAGGACACGCTGAGCATCACGGGGTCGGAGAACTGGCCGAACCGGGCCAGGGTCATCGCGGTGACCGAGGTCAACGGGACCGCTTCGGCCGGTTGGCTGGCGGCGGCTATCAGGACCGAGGAGCTGCTGGGGACCACGCAGTGGAAGCAGTGGCTGGCCACCCATGACACGGCGACACGCCCGGAGCACAGGGTCGCCGACGGCCAGAGGCGTCCAGTCCGGGAGCCGTTTTTGGTGGGCGGGGAACTGCTGATGGTGCCCGGCGCGAAGAACGGCTCACCTTGGAACATCATCGCGTG